CAGCAAAGCGAACATTATTACCCCATATTGAATTCCACGCATCTGTTTCATTAGGTAAACAACTGCTCTGCCAATCCTGTTTGATCCAATTAAATGTAGCACCTGTGTCGTTGATATCGTCTACAATTAAAATATTCTTTCTGCGACTAGGATCCCACCTTGCTCCATATTCTTGTACATCTTCATAGGGAACACTGCCAAACGCATCCTCACTCATCCAGCAGTTTGTTTCACACTGATCACCGTCTCTTAGACTTACTTTAAGGGCCTCTCCGCGAACTCCTAGCATGTTGCTTAGTATGGTAGCGGGAACATTGCCACCGCGTGTAATACCTACGATATAATCAGGACGCCATTCATCTTTGTACATCTGTAGAGCAATGTTTACACAGGCTGCCTCTACATCCTGCCAACTGTAGTAATGCTTTTTAACCATTGTATTTTTCCTTTAGATATGTATGATTGTCTACCCACTCACCTTCGCGAATAAATCCCCACTCTCTCAGTTTAGGACCTGGAATAAAGAGTGTCCAAGTATCAACGCCAGGCTCAAGTTCAATGCGATGAAGACTCTTAGGACTACATACCCTAAAATGCCCAGGGGCTCTCCAGAATATTCCTTTTGGAGTAGTTTCCCAGTAACCGCCACGCAAAATAAGAGTAAAATAAGGCCAAGGGTGATCGTGTAAGTCATCTAAGTCTCCTTTGTGAAAGTTGTGTAAAAAGACATTAAACGGAAACCATTTGCGATCTTTTAAAAATAAGTAGTAGCGAGTTAAATACGGCTCGTTAGCATAGCGATCCATAATAACTCGCTTGCGGCCTAATTTTTCAAGTGCTCTTAGGATCATTGTGATTCCTCTTGTGTGCCTTGTGCATGTTTGCCCATTCTTTGCGATTGTCTTTCTTGCTTTTAACGCTTTCGATATCGATCAGTTCACTTAAATGAAAGTCTGGTGTTTGTTCCTTAAACTTTTCACAGGCTTGAATATGATTTTCCGCCTTGATCTTTTTACGCTTGCGTCCTTTTGTGTGAAAAATAAATGTTTCCATTAGTTCATCTCGGTGTATTCTACAACAACTCCATTACTATTCCAAATACCTGCTTGCTTTTCTGCTTCTTCTCGACTATCATACAAAACAACTTCAAGTCCGTCAGGACCGTCCTTGGTTACAAATAACCAATCTTTCTTATCGTCAGTGAAGAATGGAACTTTTACTGCATATTTAGGCACAGAGTTCTTCCTCGATATATCTTTTCAGTTCTCGATCTTCTACGTCTGCTGGGATATCATTTTGATAAAAGATTCTGTAACTGTCTGAACCGTATTTTCCAATACCGCACAGATCTTCAGCATCCTTCTTGTCCCAGTTAATGTATTGTAAACTCATTTTCCAGATGCGTCTAGCCCTTACATTCTGCATACCAAGCGGTTCTAGCATTTCTGCGATTTCGTCTACTGTGGCATACAGCAAATGACCTGCCGTAGGCCAACGTTTAAAAAATTCTGTAAGTACAGGTTTAGTTTGACGTCTGTCGACTTGGTTAAGGCAAATAACACCAACCATGTGTTGCCATTCGCACTCAACCTGCTGTTGTACCATTAGTTCGTCTTTCATTACTTGTTAAATCTCACAGTATATTCTCTGCCATTATCCCAAAACTTAATAGTTGAATGGCTGTAAACTTCTACACGTTCTTCGTTATAGCGTGTTTCTCTTTGACATTGTGTTCTTGTTCCCCCTACAGCATTTGAATTGTTATGTCCGATTGCTCCGCCGAGGATAGCACCAATTTCTGAACCTTTGTCGTGATCGATTTGATGTCCGATAATACCACCGATAATGGCACCTTTCAGTGTGTCACCTGTTTTATCACCAGATACAGCAACATCTTTGCAAACTTCAACAGTATATGGTCGCTGATTGATCACAGTCTTGTAGTGATCTGTTGTTACACCCATAACATTGCCTCCGGCAAATGCAATGCTGGATAAGAAACTGCCGCAAAAGGCAATCACTACAGTGTGAAAATATAACTCTTTAAACTTCATCTTGTGCCATCTCCCAGTTATTAATGAGATTTGAAAATCCCCAATTCATAGGAGAGTATTCCGAAACGTGTTCCTCTCTCCATTTTTCAATCTCGTCAAGTTGTTCTTCTGTTAAATCTGCAATGTCGTCTATACTGTAGTGTTCCATAACACGCTCTTCAACGCCTTCTGTAATTTCACGCTCGATGTTCTCTTCCCATTTATGCATTCTGTGCCATTCAAAACTCATTCTTTGATCTCCCAATAGAATACTTTAGTTTCATCCTGTTCTACCGCAGGCAGTGCAATGTAGTTGTCTGTGACTTCGGTGCGTCCTACATAGTGCCAACTGTGTCCTAGTGCTTGACGCTCTTCAACCATCTCAAAAAATTCTGCATTGTCTGCGGCAAACAATGCGACAAATACTACCCAAATCATAATAAAAAGTCCTGTACAAATCCTAATACTCCTAATGCTAGAGCACAAACCAATAATCCTTTTGCCATATAAACAGCAACAACATCTAAATCATTCATCGTGGTGCAAACTCCTGTTGTAGTTTAATATTGTCAAAGAACTCTTTCTTTGTTCCTGCGTCGTCTTTAAACGCACCTTTCAACACAGTTGTCTGTGTAAGACTTGAATGTGCAGAGATACCACGGTTAGTACAGCAACCATGTTCTGCTTGAATATACACTCCTACATCGCCACTGCCTGTGGCTTGTTGAATTTCTCTAGCAATGTCATTACATAACTCTTCTTGTAGTGTACCTCGTCGAGCACACCACTGTGCTATGCGTGTATACTTAGATAATCCAATCAATGTATCTGCGGCAATAATACCAATGTATGCAACACCGCTTACAGGCTGGTGATGATGTGAACACATGCTTTTAAGTTCGCTTCGAACCACAAGCATGCCTTCATATTTTTCATTGGTAATGTCGTCTGGTTCATTAGGAAATGCAGTAGCATCTGGACGATAGTCATAACGTCCTGCCATAATTTCATAGAAGTACATTTTTGCCAATCGACGTGCTGTACCCTTGCTGTTAGGATCAGTGTGCCTATCGATGATCAGTGTGTCTAGCACAGTTTCGAACGCTTCTGTAGCTTCGTCGATTAACTGTTCTTTCTCACCACTCTGAAGCAAGCGGGCAACGTTGTCACCTGCCCAGTAGCGTTTGTCTGCGTTCTTACAGCGTTCGATAATTTCTTCGTATTTCTTCATTTGTTCTCCGAGTTAATGCGGTGGATCGCATAATACTTATATTATAAGTTCTTTAGTAGATTATCGCAACTGAAATATTCAGTTTTAAGAATGTCTACCTGTTTATTTAGGCTTGGCAAGAACTTTTCATAATTTTCAATGTAGTCTTCAATCTTCGCACAAATTAGTTTTTGATGTTTGTCGTAAGATCTAAAGTTTGCAGTCCATGTACTAGGATATTTAAAATCATCTACAGCCATTTCTGTGTAGCTCAAACGATCTGGAACCATAGGAATAGCGCCTACTAATGCTCCTTCGTACCAACTAATACCTAGTGTTTCTTGTAAGTTAGCTGAGAACACAAGTTTAGCACGACCTAGCAAGTTGTGGTATTCGTTCTTTGTGAGTTGTTGGTCTTGACAAACCACAAACTCGTATTGTGGAAGTTGTTGTTTTAAGTCGCGGAAGATATCGACCTGCTTTTCAGGAGCAATGCGATGCGGGAATAAAACAAGATCTTCCTTGGGCATGTTCTTATACATAACCAAAGCATCTTCCATATACTCCATAGGCCATCCTGTACGAACAACCTTATCTGGAGCAAACTGTCTTACTACATCCGAGTTCTCATATTCTAACAAATTCTGGAAGAACATTTCTATGTGAAATTCTGTAGCAAAGTAGTTATGATCAATTGCATGATAGAATGCTTTTTCACTGTGTCTTACCCACGGAGCATCACCAATAATACGACCTAAAAAGTCTTGCGGGTCATAACTGCCAGCATGCCATAGTGCGTGAATCTTTACCGGAATACCAAGTAAATCTGCCATATAGCGGAGATTAATAATGCCAGGATGCCAAGCATCAGTAAAAACAAAATGGTCGCCGCTGGCAACGTCCCCGGCTGTGAAAAGTCTAGAGATCTTTTCAACCTGCGAAGCTTTGTAAATATTAGTACCACCAAAGTTAAGAAACGCACCCGGAGTAGTAGCAGGCGGTATATCAGTCGGGCCTTCAATGACATGTACATCATATCCTTTTTTACGAAGCAGAGCAGGCAAGTGGGTTTTCCACTCGCCTGTGTACCGTGTTTCTACTGCTTCTAAATCAACTAAGAAAATCTTCATTTTGGTGTATAATTGCTTCTACGCATATTCCGGCCTTTAAAGTTTTTACCGTGTTTTAGAAATGCGTAATATGCTCTCCAATTGTTGTTGTTCCTGTCATATAAATGAGCAGGGTTGAACTCACGGAGTTCGAAACGACAAAAGTCGTGGTATGCTTCGAGATCGTTAAAAATTTTCTCAACTTGTTGTTTCATCATAATTCCTTATTAATATTTGATGAATGAACCATTTTCTCCGTCTTCGGAGACCTCAATCCAAACCTCACGGCCTGGATATTGCTCTACAATTTGCTGACGCAGTTCATCAGAAATCATTTCGCAACTCTTGTGATTCAGTTCTAGTACGGAAGTTGAATGATCAACTTCTTCATAGAGACGTTGCAACCAACGCTTGAACTGAATAAACTCAATGTCTCGATCGTCGTGAAACACTTCGATCCAAACTCGAAACTTAAAAATGTGTCTATGTAAATATCCAAGAAAACTTACATCGTCCCAATCACCTGTTGCCAGTTTAGGATCAGTGTCTGCACCTGGATAATAATGAACTCCTTCCTTGTCGAAAGTCACCCAAATCATTTTCTTAGGACGAACGTCCTGCCTAATAGTTGTCATTTTAAAACCTCATCGCCTTTGTATTTTTCCCAAGGTGTAAAAACGTTTGTATCCATAAGATCGTGCAGTCGATGGCACCAAACTCCTGGATTGCTTGCACGAAAATCTTTGTCGTCGATTTTGATCATTGTGTTGTAGTTCCACTGACCGATGTAGGGCAGTGGCACACGAATCTGCGGAATAAAATAGTCGGATTCAGTGAGAGGACCCTCTAGAAACTGTTCTGCATAACTGATTGGAATATCCAGTGTGCAGAGATAGTCCTTGTTGAGAAAGTGTATAATCATAGCTTCCCAAGCATCCCAATCGTCAAATGACTTAGGTTTGAAACTGTGATTCGCACCAAAGAAGATGTGTTCAATGCCTTCACAGTGTTTATGGATTTCTGCTGTGTCCTGTATGCCTGTCACAAACAATGTTTTCATACCGTATGCAGGAGTATGTTCAACTTCGATGCCTTGGAAGAATACCACATCTTCTGCTACACCCGAATCATAATCTCTTTTCATTCTTCCCAATCCATAACTTCGTGGCTTTGTTCATGCTGTTGTCTGTATAGTGTAGCAAGTTCGTCTTTCATTTGCAACCGCTTTTTCTTCTTGTTTCGCAGTTCTAAATCATGAACTGCACGAGTTTTTTCTAAGCGATCTATTTCTTGATTTAGATATTTGTGCGTGTCTTCTAAAAATCTAATTCTATCCGACAGTGTCATTTACGCCTCCCTTAAAGAATTCTCTAGTTTATCTAACTCTGCATCTTCACGATCATCTGTCCAAGGTTCGTTGGTGTTATCATCTTTATTGTCATCAACTTCAACAAACATGCGATTAAACTCATTTGTCACGCCTCCGCGTAATCTTGCACCTTCGAGATCTTTCAAGAAGCTGTCTGCTTCTTTAATCATTGCAAATGCAGATTCTTTTGTGTCGCACTCAAACAGTTCTTCCACAAAGCGATCAAAGTACAAGATGTTTCGTGGAACCCATTCTGAGTATTCATCGCTCTTGTCTGCTTGTTTAACTTTCTTCCAATGTCTCCAATCAGGTTGTGCTTTAGCACGTTCAATGTCCATAAGCTGATTAGCACGTTGTACAGCAACAATGTGACAGTATACATTATGCCCCATCATAAGTGCGTATGCAAAACTATCCCAGCTTGTTTTACCTATCTTACCAATTTTGTTCTTCATTCCAGGCTTGTAGTGGCAGATATCAGCAATTGATAAACGTCTTCCAATTTCGCTCTCAAACGGGAATGGAATATCGTGTTGTTCTGCAAGTGCCTTATTATCTGGTGCTTTGTCCATGATAACACTGAAACGCTTTGAACTGTGCTGTGCATTAGTATAAACAAGACCGTGTGCTGTAGCAATAAACGGCGAAGCACAATCAAAACTGATAGTAAAGTTTTCGTTAATGTGCTTTCTAATCTGACGCTGAATACTGGTTAAATAGCAACTCCAATCTAACTGTGCAGTACCCAAGAAGTGCATCCAATCTTTGCCTTCCAACATACCGTCAAACTTCATAGTGATTAGTCTGCGCAGTGTAATAGGCATTTTGCACATATTAGCACCACCCATTGCCCAACCTTCACAGGCCTTATCACCCCACACTGCCGGATCACTAAATTCTTTAACACCTTCATACCATTTTTCAGCAGTGTCCCAGTCTGAACCCTGTAATACATTTAAGAACTTAGTCTGTCCTAGTCTGCGATCTAACCAATACTTGTTGTTAAAGCGAGTTTTTTCTAAACAGTCTTCGAAACTCTTAAGTCCTGTTTTAGGCGAATGCACATGATCACACGCCCAAGTAGGAACATCAAGCAACATGCTCCAGTCAGCAGTTAGTTCTAACCAGTTAAGAATGTCCTCTCGAACCTTGTTTGCGGCCGGACCTTCAAAGTCATGCCAATCAAACTTGAGAATACCCTTACCAACCTGATAACCACCTGAATCTCCAAGGATTAATGTTTTACTGCGATCACGATCTTGAATCATTGCGTCTTTTACCACAGTTTTTTCAAGATCAAGATGAGCATGTCCTGCAGAATACAAGCCATACTTGTAGGAAAAGTATCCGTCTTCCTCACTTAAAAAGTTCATACCCTCAATGCCTCGATCAAATCCTTGCGGAATGCGATCGTTAGGAACAAATTCTCCTTGACGCTGTTTTGCTACATATGTACTGTAGAAACAACTGATTGCTGGCAGATAAACTGCATAATCTTTCTGTAATGGTGTTAGGTTGACTGGTTCTTTCATGTTATTATTTAGGCCGCCTGTGCTGGAATGATATATTTGTAAGTAGCTAATCCACTGTCTAATTCTAGTTCAATAGCACCTTCGTTGCTTAAACGCATCTTAGTGTTATTAACATCAGCGATTTTAAGAATAGCAAGAACACTTACTACAGGCCATGTCCATCCTTTATTCATTTTACCGTCTACATCCATTGCAAACACAAATTCGCCACCGTGTGTGCTGGCATCGCCGAAAATAAACTTTAAATTGTTATCGTCTGTGCGAGCTAGGAATGTAGGATGCTCTGAGTTAGCACCTGCTTGGAAGTTAAAACGCTGTACAGCACTTACTGTAGGTTCTACAACGACATCCCAGTTTACACCTTTGAACTTCACAGTCTTCATCTTTTCGTTGATGATTTCCTGATTCATAAAGCGATAGTCGTTTTTAAAGTCTCCGTCTTTGTTTTCAAAATGAATACCTACAGGAACATTTTCGCCGTTTCGTTCTGCACTTGTAATAGTAATTTTAGCATCCTCTTTGTATTCGCTTCCGTCTAACAAATACTTCAACTTAGGAAGTTGCGGCATACCAAATGTACCGACCATATCCGGATATGGATTGTGTGTGACTGCACTCATAATAACACTACGGTCTTCAGCCATAGAGTACATTTCTGTAGAGTCTGCAGATCCAACAACCTTTACAGTTGTGAGGAATCCTAGATTCTGTGTGTGACTTACAATGTCTTGCAAGATATCTTTCATGTGTTTTTCTCCAATGATGTTAGTATTATATAGGCTTTTTTATTCAAAGTCAAATAGTTTTGCAAAAGTATTATCGCTTCTTGTTCCAGCGATATCCCATTCTAGTACACCGATGAGGTTTTTAAGTTTTTCATCGATCACTGAATTCTCCATAGCGGCATCGTCAAAAGGTAGATCCTTAAACCATTGCGGCAATCTCAATTCATCCACAGGATACGCAACACTGGTATATCCCATTGGATTGTCTTTGATCTTACACACAATAACTTTAGCACCGTCTGTGATAGCCACTGAATATTTGTCGTCATTTAGACGTTTAAGTGTGTTCCAGTTAAGGCTTGCTCGCACATGGCCAGGCATGTTTGCTTTGCCCGCTTTTTTTTCTTTCGCCTTGTACTCTGTAATCTTGTTTGCACGTTTGGGAGAACCTTTTTCCCAACCAGGACGAGCCTTAAACTCTGTTCTAAACTCTGTGATGTATTCGAGTACTTCTTCTTTTTCTTTGCCTTCAAGAACTAATTCTAATACGCAACTTAAAAAGTCTTGAATTATGACGGGAGTATCGCTTCGTTTTAAATCTAAACCCATGGCTTTAATTTTGCCACTTTTGCCTTCAAGATCAACACGCTTGCCTTCGTTGTCATATACTAGTACAGCATAACGTTTCTTCGTGATAAACAGGCCTTTACTGGCAACAATCTCACGACCTGCTTTGATAACTTCACCGTGCTTTTTAGGACAGTGAAACGCAGTCTGCATAAACTTAGTAAATGTACTGTTTGCTTCTTCGCCTATGGTATCATAAAGTTCTACTACTGAATCTTTAGTCCAAGGAAGATTGCCTCGTTCAATATCATCTCTCAGTGTTGTATATGCAGAAAAATAACAACTATCAGTATCACCATAGATGATTGCCTTACCAACATGATCATACTCGCCTGTGATCACTTCATTGATCTTAGCCGCCATGTGCTTGGTAATCTGTCTACCAGTCAGTGTTGTACTCTGACCGATTCTGTTATCAAAGAATCTACAACCAGCGTTGAGAATCGCACCATACAAACTGTTCAACACGATTTTTTTAACCAACTGTCGTTTGTCCCAGTATTCTTCTTCGACGGTGTTCCCTGCACTGCGAACTTCTTTTAGCTTTGCTTGCATTTCTTTACGCTCTGCATACCAGCGTTTTAGCAGTCCAGGAATAATACCTTCTTTTTCATAGGTAAAGATAGTACCATTAGCACTTAACACCCAAGGTTGATTGCTTTCAAAGATCAAATCATAGATCTGTGCGGCACTCAATGTATCACTAGTACCGTCCTCCCAATCAATAACAATTTCACGACCTACTTCTTTTTCCATGACTGCTGTGTATTCTAAACTGCCAAAGATGCCTTCCCAAGCCGCCGCAAAACTTTTGCCTTTGCCCATTTGTGCTTCTAGATATGCCTTAGTTCCATCCTGTCGCAGTTGTCCTACAATAGTTTCCGGCCCCATGTTAAGAGCACGAATCACACTAGGATACAGTGAGTTAATATCCACACTTCCGATCCATTCGTGAATGCCCTTTTTAGGAAACGCAACATATGCTCCTGCCGCCGCTGTGTTTTCTAATTGATCTCGTCTCACACGATTAGGAACAACCATTCCTCTACGATGTGCTTCGTTGATAATAGCCTGTTCTGTCACAGCCACAGCACCCATAGTGGTCTGAATAAGAACAGTATTTTCGTGTGCAATAGTGTTTGCTAGGTCAATAAACTTCAGCTTCTTGTCTAGTTTGTCTAGCAGTGCAGTATCTTGTCTGTTGTATTCAATGAATGTCTTAAAGTCATTGTTGTACAACTGATCAAGAGTTCCTTCGTACACAGTCTTGTTCTCACCAATCTCCATTTCACCAATAGCATCTAATCGATATGTATGACGTTCTTCGTAGGTGAATTTTCTGTATAGTTCTAGGCTATCCACATGTACACGCCCAATTAAATCATAGGTGACACTGGCTTTACCATACTTTTCATACTCACGCTTTTTAGGCAGTTGATTCCACAAGCAGAAACGTCTAGTATCTTCCTTGCTTAGAACTTTTGTGACACGGTTTACGGTATAGGGAATATCAAATCCTTCACTGTTCCAACCACTTAAACAGTCTGCATCCTCAATGAGATCGAGGAATGTATCCAACATTGCTCTTTCACTGTCGAACAGCATTGTATTGGGGAATTCTTCCACGGCCTTTTCCGCTTCTTCTATGCTCATAGTCTTTGGAGGAATAGCTAAACATACTAGTGTGTCCATCCACTGTAGATGAACAGCGATACTGGTAATAGGCATGAACGCATCCTCTGGACTGGCATAGCCACGCTCTGGATCAAAGTCAACCTCAATATCGAAAAACGCAACATTAAGTTTTGGTGCATCAATGTTTAGATAGTTGTCCTCAAGACAGCGATAGATTGGATTAATATCACTTTCATAGAGTCGTTTGTTGCTGTGAATAGCCAGTTCTTTGCGTAATTCTTTGATGTTTTTACAACTAACACGACTTACAGGCTCACCATAAATGTTTAGGTGCTTACCTCTTGGATCGTCATAGTAGAAAATATGTCTTGCGGGGTATTCTTTGAATTGTCTTTTACCATCAGTGTCTCGTTCAACAATATGAATGATATCCTGATCTCGATCGTAATACGCATCGACGTAGCTCATTGTTCTCCTTGTTGCGATTTCTGGCTCGCATACCTTATAGCTTGCAGTTTATGGCCTGCTACCTTTCTCACAGTTATTTATTATTCTTTATCTTGTGGTAGATTTTTTGTAATGCCTAGGATGCCTTCAATCTCTTCCCATTCCTCTTCATGCTTCTGCCAATCGTCTTTGTGTGCGATCTTAATAGCCTTATTGATAATAGCAGGTTTGATTTGTAATTCTTCTGCTACTGCTTTAACAGTTTCTTTAAGTCCTTCGTTGAGATCTTCTACTTCACGAAGTACATTTGATCCTTCTTTTATCAATCGTTCTAGTTTTGCTTTTTCTTCTGGGCCGTAAATCTTTGCCATGAAACTCTCCTATAATTTAGTTATTATATAGCCATAAAAAAAGCCAGTCAACTCATTTAACTGGCTTTTTTCGGTTTTGGTAGATTATTAATCTTCAGATAGTACATCGCGTATTTGGAATTCACCACCGTTGCGTTCGTAGACTAAACCAGCAAACATTTCTGCTTTACGACTTTCTGTAAACTTGTTAGCAGCAACACGCTGTGCCCAGTTCCACAATGCTGTGTCAACTGGATCAATCTTTTGCTGTCCGCCACTTTCACGAACAATTTTAACGGCTTCTTCAAATGTCAGTTTATCTCCTGCGAAAAACTTTTCGAAACTTTCATTGATGTCATCGTTCATATTAGCATGCTTGGCAGCCATTTGATCCTTGTATTTTTTAGAACCTTTAGGATGCTTGCTCTTGCCTTCCGCTACTGATTCATCTGCTTTCTTTTTCTTTTTCTTGCCACCCATTTCGTCATTGCCAGTAGCTCCTGCAATAACATCTGCTCTTGTGACTTTATCATATGGCTTAGCATTGTTTGCTAAATCACCATCATTAGGTTTTTTACCTTTTGCTTCGACCATACGCATAAAACTTTCACGGAATGCGTCTCTGTCGAAATCTTCTTTGTTTAATTCACTATGAAGGAAATCACCTGCTTGTTCTGCCGCTTCTGCCTGTGCGTCTGCACCGTCATGTAATGCATCCATGACTATGCTAATAGCCTTTTCATAAACAGACCCAGCTGGAACATCGCCATTTCTCAAATAGTCGCCTAACTCATCTGCGATAAAGTCGGCCATATCATCGCCTTCCATTGCACCTTTTTGAATTTCATTAATATCATTCATAAGTCTTGCATAAACAGAATTTGGATCTGCTGGCTTAACATTACCACCTACTACTGTTTCGCCTACTGAACTGTTTGCTCTAATGGCGTCAGCACCTTTTATTCCTGCTTCCAGTGCTTGATGATCTTTTTTAATTTTTTTTGCGTATTCCTCCATTTGACCAATCTCAG